AGCACTGGCCGAACGCACCCCTGCATTGGGATCGGCAGCGATTGGGCAAAAGGTAACTTCGGTCACCGCCCAGCGGGTGACCCGATAGACGGGGACTTCCCCCTCCATCCGTTCGAAGATCATCTGTTCGCGTCGGTAACCGACGCTGGCCTTGGGCGCTGTGTTGGCAGCGACATCCGCCTCGACCGTGCGCGCCTTGTCGGACTGGCCGAAGGCGGCGAGGGTGATCAGTTCCTTGTTCTCGATCCGTGCGGTGCGGATCACGCCGAGCCGGTCTTCCAGCGACCAGCGCCCATGGCTGTCCAGCAAAGGGCAGTTGCCTGCGGCGACTTGCGAGAAATCGACTGAATTCAGACTGCAATCGAGTATTTCGAGATAATATTCGTAGTCGATGCCGAGCTGCCAACCGGGCATGCGCACCGGGTTTTCCGTTGCCGCGGTGATCTCCACCGTGCGCGCCTCGGCGTCGTAGGTCGACGCTGCGGCAAGCCGCGCGCCGATTGGCATGTTCGAGAGGCGCACGCCCTCTGCTGCCGCACCTCCCGGCGCGACGATAATAGGTTCCGGCATTTTCTTGCTCCTAGTCTGCCGGCTGCGCCGGTTTTGGCGCCAGGTATCCGGCCGCCAACTGCAAAGTGCCCGCATCGTTCAGGCGCCGCGGATCGCTGTCGAGCGCGAGGCCAAGGCTATCCATGACCGCGTTCATCGCCGCGATCTGCTTCATGTGATCCTCGGAATTGATCCCCCGCTCGGCCAGCGACTTGGTGATCAACTTGAGGCCGGCGCGAATTTCCATGATCTCGCCGAGAAGATCCTTGATCGGGTCGACCAGTCGCCGCACCGGCAGTGCGAACGTCATCCCGACGTCGAGAAAGCGGCGATCGCCGGTCTCCAGCACCAGCCGCCGCATCCGGCGCTGCACCGCCTGCCGGCATAGCAACGGGATCACCTCGTTCTGCTGCCAGTCGTCGACCAGCGCGTAACTGCCGTTCATCGCCGCGCGCAGGCCGGAGTAATTGGCCTGGCTCACATCCCCGGTCATCAGGTGATAGGGGATCATGTTGGCCGACACGCCGGCGAGCTGCTGCCGGATCAGGTCGACCTGGTCGGCCGAAGGGGTCGGGTTGACCACCGTCGCCGTCTCACCGCTTTGCAGGCGAATGATCGAGCCGGGCCGCATGGTTTCCTCGAGCGGCCTGCGGCCATCATCGTCTCCCGGAGCCTTTTGCGTGCCGAGCGGCGAGCCAGACTGGCCTTCCCCGGGCTGGATCACCAGAGCGAGACAGGCCTGCACCTTGGCCTGGAGCCGCTTTGCGTCCTCGATATCGCCGATATCGCGCAGCGTCATCGCAACCGCGCCGAGCCATGACGCACCGCGCGTCTGACCGAAACGTAACCGCTCGTAGAGATGCCCGACATTCTCCGCCGCGATCGGCCGCGATATCAGGCTGCCGCCGAGCACTACATCGAACGGGTTTTCATCGAACAACCAATAGGCGACCCGCTCCCGTCCCGAGAACTGAACGCCCTGAATGATCTTGTTACCCTCGCCGGTCAGGCGATATGTCTTCGACATATCGAGCTGCGCGCCCTCCATGCCGTGCACCTTGCCGTCCGGCCCGGTGCTGTCGGGACCCCAAAGTTCAAGCCCTTCGCCGCCCACGATCATCTCGCGGACCATCAGCTTGCCATGCCCGTACCAGTCGCCGAAACCGTCGACCTTAGATTCCGCGAAGCGGTCCCAGCTGTCCTGCGCCTTTTGCTGGATGCGCTTCACCGGATGCGTGAACTGCGGGGCGATGCCATCGCCCCAGATCGTCGCGGTCAGTTGGCGCACTGCGGCCGCGGCATATTTGTTGTTCCGCGCCAGGTCGTGGCCAGCCCATGCGAGGGTCTGACGTGCGCGGGCGTTCTCGCTGTCCGCCGAACTCGCGTCGCGGCGCCAGTTCGCGGTGCGGCGATCGTGCGTTGCGGCCTCGTATTGGCGAATGCCGTCCCGGGCCGAACGCGCCGCCTCAAGGTGCGCACGGGCGCGCATCCGCTCCGCTGCCCAGCCGGGGGCAAGCGGCGCGATCGCGCCGTCGATGAAGTCAGCGATGCCCATGGTCAGCGCGGGTCGAACACGGCGACGGTCGACGCTAGCCGCTGCGCCACACCGGAGGCCGAGGCGGCCTGTTGCGCGCGGAAATAATCGAGAGCGCGCATCAGATCATCCATGTTCCGATAGGTGACGCGATCCCCATCCGACTCCACCGTCAGTTCGCCCGATCCGACGGCCGTTTCCAGCGCGTCGATCTTGGCGGAATAATCGGCCATCAGAGATAGTCCTCGCCTGGATCAATGAAGCCGCCCGAAGGCGACGGGTTAGGTTTGCTCGCCACCGGCGAGCCGGGCGCCGCGACCAGCGGGCCCGAGAGAAGATCGCCTTGCATCTCGTCTTTCGCGGCATAGCGTTCGACCCGGAGCCGTTCCCAGTCCGCCTCGCTCAGCGTGTCGAGCATCAGCTTTTCGGCCGCAGCGATGCCGTACACCCGGCAATCGAGCCAGTGGTTCGGCCGCCCCGGCATTGGCTGCCATTCTCGACGCGGAAAACCGTGGACGATCTTCTCGACGATCGTCTCCGACGTGATCTGCTCGAACCACTCATCCGGCGCGTCCCGGCTGACATGCACCCGCCCATAAGGCTGCTCCGCCAGTCCGCCGGCGACTGCTTCCTTTGCCGCCTTCAGCGTCGACCTCAGATATCCGTACCAGCTCAGCTTCACGCCGAACGTGCCGACGATATAGGCCTTGTCCTCCGCGCGCTTCGACGCTTGGCCGGCCTTGCCGCCCTGCATCTGGTGGCGCAGGGCCTCGCCGCGACCGAGCACCGGCAGGGTCCAGCCCGGCCGGCCATATACCGCGAGCCGGTTCGGCCGCTGTGCGCAATAGGCCTGCGCCGCGACCGTGTGATAGCCCGCGTCGATACATTCCTGGTCGATGGGTACCGTCTTGCCGCCCGGATAGACGACGCCGCGCTTGCTATACTCGTCTAGCGCCGCCCAAGCGCCCTCGCCGGCGACGTCGGTAGCGCCGGGGATGAACCGCGCGTCGAGAGACCAGCTCTCGCCGCCCATCCACCACGCGACAAGCTCGATATATATCCCGTCGCCCTGCACGTCGCCGCCGAGCGTCGTGCAGACCGGGCCGAACGGCATCTGGAGCCTGCCCCAATGCTGTTCTTTCAACGCCTTCAACTGCTCGTAGTCGGGCTGCCCGCCCTTCAGTTCGAACTCCTCGCCCTTTTCGAGGTTGGTCCACGTCTTGAGTTTGTTGAGATCGCCCTGCGCGGCGATGAACTTTTCCGCCATGTCGCCCCAGGTCTGGAACGACGAGATGATACCGGGCAGATGAAAGCCGCGCTTTATGCTCGCCGGCATCCGTGCTCGCCACGCCTGAAACTCGTCTTCGGTCAGCACCCGCTGCGGCTTGTCGCCGCCTATATCGTCGCTCAACCAGCCATCGGGGCGCTTCATGCCCTGCTTTTGCCAATGCTCGATCTCGATGCCGCAGCATGGCGCGGAGAGATACGCCGCAGCGGGCGACGGCCGGTCGGACCACACGATGTCTTCCCAGGCCGGCACGAACCGCGCGCCGCACCCCGGGCACGTCAGATGGTAGCGCCGGCGATCGCTCGCCTTGTACGCCGCCCCGATTTTGCTCGCGCCCTTGATCGTGGGCGTCGAAATCTTCATCCGCTTCGACAGGCCGCGACGGCGCCACACTTTCAGGCGCTGGTCGACCATGCCCTCGGGCGAACCCTGCCCGTCGAGATCGTCCGGCCACTGGTCGAGATCGTCCTCGACCGCATAGCGCACGGTGCGCTGGCGCAGGCCGGCCGCACTGTTCGCCCCGGCCAGCAGGACGAAGCCGTTCGACCGCGAGAAGCGGATCTTCTCCGCGGTCGATCCGTCGCCATCGGCGAGGCCTCGCGCGCGGATCGTGCCGCCCTTGGCGGGATTGAGCCGCGGCGTCGCCTCGACCATCGGCCAGAACTTCTCGGCGGCCCACGCCGTCGCCGCCTTGAACGTCGCCTGGACGAACAGCATCGGCCCCGGCCGGATATCCGACACGAAGCCGATCCAGTTCTCCGCCGATGCCGAGCCGCCCGACTGGGCGCACTTCATCAGCGATACTTCATCGCACGGATCGTGCGGCGACAGTGCGTCCATGATCTCGACCAGCTCGGGCGCCGTGCCGTGGTCCCATGGCCCCGGGATCGGATCGTCATCCGCGAACTGGCGATATCGCTCAGCCCATTCCGCAACCGACATGCGGGGCGGGGGGGACAGCCCCGCCGCGATCGCGCCGCTCAGGCTTCGCGCGTTCCGCCGCAATTGTGATCCGGCGATGCCGAACCTGCCATAGTCGAAGCCCATCAGGCCGCAGCGGCGATCGCTGCTTCGACGGGCTCCGCCTCGTCTTCGACCTCGTCCAGGGCGCCGCCCTCGATCTCGAACGACATGCCGGCGAAGACCCGGTCGATCTCATTCTCGCCGATCGTCATAATCTGGCGGACATCGGTTTCGGCCGCCAGGCGCTCCGCCATCGAGCGGAACATCGCATGCATCCGTTCGCGCGCCATCCGCCCAACTTCGCCGCACCGGCGATCCGCCTCGACCCGCGCGACCAGCTCGCGCGCCGCCTCGGCATTCTTGAGCCGCTGCCCGACGATCTGCTCCTCGAGCAATTCGCCTCGCACCGCTGCAACACTACGCCCACCTGGCGAGGCCAAGGCGAACTCGCCCATCTCGCTGGGCGCCGCTGCCGGTACCGCCGTCGCCGGCCGGCCCCGCATCGGGTCGAGCCGAGACGCCAGCCGCGCGTCGGTCAGGCCGACGTTGATCAACAGCTTGCCCGTGCGGCCGGGGTCTTCCGCCCAGACCAGCAGCTCCGCCTTTTTCCAATTGGAGACAGCCGGAGCACCGACCCCGCGATGACGGGCATATTCGGCCTGCGTCATCAGTTGCATCGTCAATCCCGCCGAAACTTCAGCCCCGTGAACAACCATTGTTCACAGAGTTCATAATCCAAATCTGCCCCTGAACACGAAACCCCTGCGCTCTGCCTCACCGCACTACCCGGCCGGCCCCGGTAAGGACCCGCGCTCTGAGGCGATGCCGTGTTGACGGTCGATGCGATGTGATGGCTGGAGGGGTGCGACACAGTGCTACCCGACCGTACACAGAAATAGGCCTATATCGGCCCCGATGTGAACAAACGAAATTTGCATCACGGTCGATTTTCGGGATTGACAGACGTTCCCCGCAGAAACCCGCCATTTATTGAGCGACAGAGCGCCGCCATGGCGCGACCGTACCTCATCCGCAGGCCATCCGAGCCGCGCGTCAGGCCCATCGGCCGGAGCAAATGCCGCCACGGTATTTGTGAGGCGCCCCGCGCCATGGCGGTGATGGCAAGGCCGATGAGCTTGCGATCATCGACCGGCACAGCATCCAGCCAGCCGAACGCCTCTTCCATCGCCGCCACCTCGGCACGCGTGAGCGCGGCTGGCCTGATCGACACGTCGGAACTGGAATGTTCACCGCCTCGCGCATCATAGTCACCGGCCTCGGCCAGCACGTCGGGCCAAGCCGAGCGGATGCGCTGCCAACCGCGCTCGCGATCCGGGTTACGCCAGCAAACCAGCATCGCCTGCACCAACCGCTCCTCCACATCGGCAAAGGAAAGCAGGCCCTCCGCTCTAACCCTATCTTCAATCATGATCGTCCCTTCCGGACAGTTGTACTTAGGTTAGTAATTCTCATGTGTGCGCACATGTAGTTGACGAACTTGGCGGGCAACTGTCCGGACTGCACCCATGCCATTGTTTTTATGGCCTTTTGCACTGTCCGCCCAACTGTCCGAAAACTGTCCGCTAGACTATCCGGAACGCTCCTTTCGAGGCTGCCAGCTACCTGTCCCGACAA